GAAGCATATGATTCAAACAAACGTTTTTGATTGTCTGTAAGAGGATCAATATCAATTAAATATTCAGAACTTAGAGGTTTTCTCCTCTTCATTTGTTTTGCAGTCAAACCAACTCCGATTGGTTGATCTCCGTTGCCTCTCTTTCGTCTTGCCATATTAGATTTTCTTTACAGTTGATTTTGGTGCTTTACTTGCTCTATCAAGAACTTCATTCCAACCAGGATTACGAGCAATAAGTTTATCTCGCCATTCACCAACTTCTCCAGGAGAAGGGCAGGTGGATGGATCAGACCAATCACGAATCCAATCAGAATTGTCATTTTTCCACTGGTCCCAGTCGTGGATACTCATTTCCACTTCTTTCTGTTCACCAGTTTTAGTATTCACTACAGGATATGTCGCCATTGTTATAAAATCAAGATAATTTATTTATTAGGGGCTCAGACGTGCTTTATGAAGGCGTTTTTCTTCATAATACCTCCAAACATTAGGAGACCATTTTTGAAGTTCGGGAGCAATTGCATCACAAAGTGCTTGAATTTCAATTTGAGCATCAAGTTTAGAACGAAGATCCATAAAGTGAAGAACTGAACGAAGATTAAATGAGACTACAAAGTTCTGACGAATTGCCTGAGGAAGATAATCCCGAATATGCTCTTCACACATACCCTGCTCATAGTAATCAGCGTACTCCTCACACTCACTCAAAATGCGCTCTAACTTGCGTTGGCGGTGTTCTTCGGTCCACTCATACTTCTTACCCTTACGGTTAGTATAGAACCCCTCAGGGCGCACGTAGAAGACTTCCTCAACATTAAGTTCACGCTTGGCAACTTTAAGAACACGCTTTCCAGTGTAACGTTGAGATTGAACATCCCAACTGGTTCCAATACGATGAGTTCTTGCCTGAACGATAACATTATGAACAAATCCAGCACAAGAAAAAGTAATGCCAGGGTGCTCAATTGGACCCCAATGCCCTCTCTCATTAGCAAGCAATTGTTCAACAATCCACTGACCACATTCGTGATGGTTGGGAACTGGAACATTATGAATTGGAACTTCAGAATAATCACCCTTTCCTGCTTGCCAAATAACTTGTTCTGGGATTGGATAACCCTGAAGTTTTACAACTTCAAGTCTTTTATCCAGTTCAAGAAGGTCTTTTGCTTTAATAGGTCTCATTTTTTTCCAAATCCTTTTGAGGTTTTTGCTTCAAGATCTGCAAGTTCTTCTTTAACTACTCGCAGTTGTGCTTTCATTTCTATAATCTTTTCTTTTGCGTAAAGATGTTCTTGTTTTGTAAGTCTTTCAAGTAACTTAACAAGTTTTTTTGCTCTACTAATCGGCGTATCCATCATCATCTTCAAAAATTTCGTCGTAATCTAAAATTGGTCTTTTTCTTACTTCTGGATTGGTGTAAGCATTTACATCAGAATAAACCTCTGCCTTCAAAGAGTCTACAAGGAGTTCAAGATTACGGACGATAAGTTTTAGTTTGTCTTTGTCCATAGGGTAGTTTTCACTGGAGATATCATAACACAAAAAAAGGAGGGAATCAACCCTCCTTTACGTCAAGCAACCTGTGGTTGCTTTGCCATATTCAGTTGTGCGTTATGAAGAAGTTGTTCCTTCTTTGCTTTTCTTTTAAGATAGCGAACAAAGTAAGTGTTCATTTGTGTCCCTCCTTTACAAACTTAACACCACGATAGGTTTCGTTGTATTGTTGGGGTTGCTGCATCATTTGTTGCTGATACTGAATACGCTTTTCAGTATCATACTCTGCGCCCCTATACACAATTTTTGCCATTAGGTTTTCTCCTTAGTTTTTTAGATTAAAGAGCGTTCCTTCAGTCGGCTTTTGCGTCTTGGAAACAACCTTTTTTGGTTATCTGTTTGATTTCCCAGACAATATCATTCTTTTGATGAGAATTTAATTCTGGGTGAGTAATCACTCTACCAATAATAAACTGTGCTTGTAAACAAGTTAAGAAGAGTGCTTCCATAGATGAACGTTCCGTTCCGAGTCGGCTTACTTCCGTCCCATAGGGATGAACGATAAGAGTATTATACTCTCTTTCGTGGATATTTATCAACTATTAACTTTATAATGCGATACAGTTTTAAAAAATCTTAAGAACTAAAAATTTTACCGGAAATTTTTTCGACGACTTGGGTAATTACTTTCGCTTTTTCTTTTCAGGTGCTTTGTAACCCCACGTCTTTGGATTATGTCTACCATATCCAAAATCAATACTCTTTAGATTTTCACGAAACTTATCCCAGTACATATCAAACAAACGAGTTCTAGATCCTCGTGTAAGATCAAAACAAATCTTATCTTCTACAAAATACTTTACGATATAAGCGTCGTTCGGTGCTTCCTTAGTACAAACATCAGAATACGAACCATTTTCAATCATAATGTCACATCCATAACGTGACTTACAAGTTTCTTTTTCTGTCGGTGTCCAATGGTCCATATGCTTTTCTGTCGTTTTTGCCCTCTCAATTACATCATGAAGTTTACTACTCACGAACGACCTCCCCATTGAATATCAGGATAAGCTTCTGAAACAAGTTCCTTTGTAATTTTATATTTTGTTTCAAGTTTTTTATCTTTTACAAGACAAAGAATTTCTGCTTCAAGGGGATGAAGACCTTGAAGAATGTTAATGAACATCGTTTCACGACGAAGTGAACTCAGTCCATCATTACCACCTCTTACGAAGTTATAAAACTTCTGATACTCTTTACGAATTGAAGAAAATCCTTGGTCCTGAGATCCAAGAGAAGTGCTTCCAATTTCATTCATTTTGGTTACAGCATCTTCAATTTTTTCACTTACAGTTCCACTTAGAGAATGTTGTTCCCCTACACTTGCATAAGGAACATCACCGGGAGGAAGCATAGAAACTACACTTTCATCAAAATTCCAAATAAGAATTGTTTTTAATGCTGGAGTGTTAAATTTTTGAAGTGCTTCAACTTTATTTGCTTTACTCCTCATTTTTGAAACCACGTTGAGTATTTCAAAAATAAAAGGATTAGTTGGAAGATCTGGAACAGTCTCTGCAACTACTTTTTTTGTTTCTGTAGTTGCAGTCTTTGCCTTAGTTGTCGTTGTCTTTTTTTGCGTTGTCGTAGTCATAAGATTCAAAATCTAAAGTCATTTACAATATTTAGTTAGTCTTCTTCATCATCATCTAGATCTTCATCTAGAAAATAATCAGGATTAAAACTTACAGCAAGAACTTCATCAGGAATCACATTGCCTTTACTATCAAAAAATTCTGGATGAAGTTTTGGTTTATCCTGATAATTCATCATATATTCTCTAGCAACCCAACCTGTTACAAGTCCCACTATAAGAAACAATACTGTTAGGAAGGAACCGAAAACTAAACTAGTTGCTAACATTTTTTTCTCCGGGAAACTACTTATTTTTTCCTTGTCTTTAAGGAAAATTCAAAATAAATGGTTACTTCCCGCCTAAGAAAGCAAACCATCTTTTCAAATATAATGTGAAATGGATAAGTCTGCTTTCTTTTTCCTCCATATAAGAAGACTTCAACGCCACGATTTCTGTGGTCATAATTATTTATGTTCGTATCAGACAATTTGTTTATCTTTCAGGAATTGAATTGCATCTACACATCCACCCAACTTTTGATCGTCACAAACAACTTGAGGGAAAGTGGAACCTTCACCAAACTCAGAATAAAACTCTTCTCTGGTAAAGTGTTCGTTCAAATTATATACCACAAAGTTACTTCCTGTCAATTCTAGTACAGTTTTAATTTTATGACAATATGGACAACTCTCTTTAGAGTAAACGACAAAATTCATAATTTTTTATACAATACTTTCAGAGTATATATTCTACCACAAACAGTGGCACTTGACAAACTTTAAAAATATGAGTAGGATAGGTTTGTTGCTGTTAAAGGATATTCATAGCAACTAAATTATAATAGTTTAGAATAACTTATGCAAGACGAATTACTTTCATTATTTCCAACACCAGTATTGATTGCAAAATATCCTCTACCTTATGAGAAGGAATTAGAGTATATTCGTAATCTTCCTTGTCGCAGAGAAAACAAGGGTGGTGATGCAGGTAATGTGATTCACTATAACCGACAGTCAGAAGATACTTTTGTATTAGATAAACCAGAGTTGAGTAATATCAAAGAGTTTATTAAATCAAAAATTCATAAGTTTGTTACAGAAATTATGAGTTCTGATAATGAACTTATTATTACACAATC